GTAAAAAACGCTACAGAAGCATGACGTCTAAGCGGCTGGGTACAAGGTTGACCGGCTTCCTGAGTCGAATAGGCTCGGGGATTTCGAAAGCAGTGAGAAGCGACACAACGAAGCGAGTTTTAAGCGCGGCGGGGCGAGCGGCGGAGCGCGCCATATCATCTGAGGTCGGGCAACGTGCGATAACTGGTGCGGTGGAAGGCATGATCACATCCGCAACGACGGGAGAAAGCCTAGGTGAGTCGGTCAAGCGTGCCGTAATCCTGAACGTTGCGGGGGTCCACCAGACCGTACCAGACCCGTTGAACCCGGCGGAAATTGAGACTCAAACGAAGCTGCGCGAGTTGGAACTGGCTAACAGACGGGAGGAGGCGCAGATAAAGCATAATAAGATCATGATCGAGCGGGAGAGGGACGCGTTGAAGGACGTGACGCAGTTTGCGAAAATCCAAGAACATATCGACGACGACGCGAGCGCCGAGACGAAAGACCTGGAGAACGCCCTACGTGCGGCAAAGACCCTCGTGAAAGAAGAGCGTCATCAGCTAGATAAGGTTACTAAAGCGCTGATTCGGGAAGATAGGTTGCGCTCGGCGGACGAGAGGCGACTCATCGAGGGGATGCGCCACAATTACAAGGCCCTCGCAAAGAGCGTCGAGGCGGAGAGGAATGCGCTGATTGAGGAGGCGGTCGAACAGACCATCGACATTGGAGGGGAGATAGCGGAGCATGCGACTGCCGCGATCCCTTTGGTAGGCGAGGCGGTGGCGAGCGGAATGGCGACCGCGCGGGGAGCGATGCAGATTTATCGCCTTGGTAAGACGATTCACGCGATCACGGGACTACACACGAGCCATTGCGAGATTCCGGCGATCCACCAGGGGGCAATTGAGACGCTTCTCGTTTCGGATGCGCCCACGAGCGACTCCTCTCTAGCACAGATCACGAGCACACGAGCGCGCCACTTGAAGGAGATAGAGTCCGAGCTCGATCATCTGAACGCGGAGGTCGCACCTGTGGTGCGGAAGATGTGCCAAGACATCTCAGCGATCGCGCCGGACCACATGCGGGGCAAGCACCGGATAGCCCAAATGAACGCCGCTCACGAGCTCAGAGTTCCTCTAAAACACCGCCCTATGATCCACACCTATACCTCCCCCTGGGACAGCGACTACGTGCTCATCCTACACGTAGTAGGTCCGTACCACACCGGGCAGGCTTTCGTGTTCTGTCTCGACCTCGCGCTGGACCTGTTCCATTTCGAGGAAGTCCAGAGCCCCAGCCACCCTTTTCATCACCGTCACACAGCGATAAGGCGGACGTTCATTCAGGTGTGCACCGACTTCTTCATGTCCTCCGCCCGCCACCCGGGCGCGACGCGGGTGCACAGCACGCGCATGGCTTGGAGTGCGGATGATTCACCGCTGCACATCGGCTCAATCCCCTACGAAACGTCCTATGGACAGATGCTTGATAACGCGCGTAGCTTTTCCTCCACACCGCAGCTCCAGCAGGCGTTACTTCGTGGCCCAATCTCTATGCAGCGGCGGACAGTCCTTAACGCCATCATGCATGGGTCAGTCCTTGTCCAGGCACGCCGGCGGAACCTGCCCGCGCCCGTGAGACGTCGGTGCTAGAGGCACAGTGCTCAGTTCAGCGTTTGTCCTAC